CTCGCTATCGTCTGTGAAGGGTAAGTTTACCTTATGGAAACAAGAGAAAGAGGGAACCTGTAATTGGTTCCCTCTTTCATTTCAAGAGTCGCCTTCCGACGGCTCCGTAACTACACGACCAACATGGGCCGTAAGATGATTACTCGATAGGATTGAACGCCGGATTCTCATTGCGGACGTCGCCTGTAACAGCATCGAGGAACAACAGTATGTCACCATGCGCATCGCCAAATATGTATTGCGGATTGCATTGGTACGGTCCGAGAGGTTCTCGAAGCACACAGTATCTACTATGAGGTTTAATGCAGTCGGTAGCCATAATTCTCTCATACGCCTGTCTATAAGTATAAGTAATTTCGGCGGTATCGAGAACCACGTCTTCACACCAGTAACCTTCAACTTCCTTAACAAACATTAGCTCACCACTATGCGAAATCATAACAGCTTTCGGACTGGTAGTAGTATCCTGCGTCTGGAAGATGTTTACGATACTCTCAATGGTGCCGGTACAATCTTCGGCATCCAAATAGTCGTTAAGCACGAGACTAGTCTCGTACCATACGAAGGCGCCGTAGTTGTTGGCCATGTAGTTAAGGTCGGACTTGATTACGGTCTCGACCACGTTTTCCATCTTCTGCTTCTCCTTGTTGCAAGATGTGCAAGATGTGGCTCCGAGCAGAAGGGCGAAAGCCATCAGGAATGTCAGAAACTTTTTCATTTGTGTAAAGTTTTTGTTAATAAAAAGGTGAATTAAACGGTTATTCCTTTAATATCCAAAGGTTTAACAACTCTTTGATTTTGTGGATGTGATTGCTTCCAATCAACCGACCCTGTTCGATGCCGTTCTCGTAGAACACCAGTACCGGGTAGGCGTCGATGTTCCTAGCATTGGAGAGTTCCCGGCTTTCTGTGAAATGGAAACCAAGAAGCGGGTAGTATTTCTCCACGCTTTCTACGCATGTTCGGACGATTGAGCAATGCAGACAGTCCTCCTTGCCGAACATGACAACGGAGTGGGCCTGATTTGCGGCCTCTCGCAGCTCCTCTCGCGTTTTTATCTCTTTCATGGTAGATTATTCGTCTTTGTTGTTTTTATTCGATTTGGAGGCGTATTTTGCATTGATGGCGCCCGTCTTCTCCAGCTTGTCAAGTTCCTTCTGGGCCAGTTCTTCCTGCTCACGCTGGATGCGCTCGACCTCATCCGGGCGGCTGATGGTGTTGACCTCGACAGCGGTCTTCTGAGAGAGGATGCCACCATTCTTCATGGAAACGAGCATGTTGTTGTACTCGGTCTCGCTGAACGGCTGCCAGATGTCGAACTGTGCGTTGATATTCATCTTGTCAAACTCGGTGATTGCATCTTTCTTGATGCCTTTCTTCACCAGCTCGACAGCCAGACCGCGCTTAAACAGGCGAACCATCTTATCAGCCACATTCTGCCACTCGACTATACCGTTTTTGGCAGTCTGAATATCCAGACTCTGAGTCATTTGCACAGCGATACCTGAAGTGTCACTTGAAGTGTGGATGTCCTTCGGGAGGATGAAAGTCGTGCCGGTTGCAATCTGGATTTGAGCGAAAATCTGGTCCAGAGTGTCGATAGTGTTCTTTGGTGAAGGCGGTTCGAGGAATCTGGCGTCGCCCTTACCCTCGTAGCTGGTATCATTGAGGACAATGTTACCGGCAATCTTCTTTGCCTTCGGGTCGATGCGGCCTTTAACCCACAGGAGGCCCCATCCGAATTTGTTCTGGAGGACCTTGAAGATATTGTCGAGGCGCTCATAGCTCTCGATGAGTGTCTGGCCGGCATCCCAAGCCACCTTGGTGCGTTTGGTGATGAGAGGAATCTCGCCGAACGGATGAGACTCCACTTGCAACGAATAATCTCCGCTGTCGTTCAGGTAGACGATACGGTAGAGGTTGTCATCGTCCCAAGCGTCAATCACATCGTCGCCGTCGGAAGATGTGTAGTACACTACTTCCAACATACGGTCGCCATTCATGTCGTTATGAGAGCAGATGACATAGCCATCTTCATAACTGATGAGGCGTGATTTGACTTCACCATGGCGGTCGATGTAGTACAACAGGCCGGCGTCGCCGAAAGACTTGGCCGTGGCCACCATCTTGACTTTCATGCCGTCTTGGTTGCGGAGGTCCCAATAGTGCTTGAACGTCACGAAGTCTGCCTGAACTGTCTCTGTAGGTTTCTTGTCAGCCAGAGTAAACTTCATTGGAAGACAGGCCATGTGAAGGGTCTGCTTCTCCATGATACATTGCTGGAACGGCTGGGCGGCCTTTACGAATTTGATTTCCTGTACACCGTTTTCGGCGGTCTTCACGCAGATGCTTGGGATGTTCTCGTCGAACAGGACGCTGTGCATGTATGGGTCAAGTTCGGACATATACTCATCCTGAGTGATGACCTCTTTCTTAATGCTCGACTGCCGGGCGGCAACCTTTGAACCAAGATGCACAGGTTTCTGTTTCTTCAAGTTCTGCTGTATGACACCGCCGCGAGTAAACGGTTTACGCCTGAGGAGTTTCTCACGGTCGGTGAGTAACGCCTTAACATCGTCGGCTGTTTTGGCAAGCAGCTCGTCGATTTGCTCCTGAGTTGTTTTATTGCTGGGTTCCATCGTTATTGGTATTTTCTATTAGATTCCACTTTTTCATAGCGTCTTCCTTATCAAGTTGATAACATTCACGCTGGGTGTGAGGGCAGATAAAGTCGAACTTTTTCTCTACGATAATCATCCGGTCTTTCTCTGCGGCCTCAACCTTGAATTTGTCGTTGAGTTTTGTGCGGATGTCAACAATACGGGCGTAACCGTCTTTCTTCTCGATTACACCTTTCGTCATGTCGGCTTCGATGTCCGCAATCATCTTGGTGAGAGCGCTTTTGTTTTCCTCGAAAGTAATCTCACCTGTATCAGCGTCGGTGCTGACACTTCGGATGAATCCTTCCTGAGTCAGGTAGTCTTCAATCCTTCCACGCATTTCACTTGTCGAATACTCATCGTATCCGTCGGCTCCACCAAACAGGCATTGATACGCGGTTTTCCTGTCCGCGAACATGCGAGAGAGAAGGGTGTATGCAATATCTCTTACCCTTACCTCCGAGCCTTCTTTGCTGAAATGCTCAATAGTTGCTTTAATTTGGTCATTATCCATAACTTACTCCAAATTGTGTATCGTCATAAATATCCACACGGCTGCCATCGTCCACGTCTTCCTGATAGCGCTCGTGTTCGGCTCTTGTGTTCTCCAGTTCGTAACCATCCGGGATGCTGAGGAGAGGGAACATTCGCATTGCGCAGGGGTCCATCAAGTCCATCGAACGACCACGACCGAGAAGTTTGTTCATTTCCTTTTTGGTCATCAGGCGCTTCTTACCTGACTGTACATCGACGTAGCGGATGACGCGGGCCTCCTCGCAAAACTCATCCTGTACAAGAGTACCGGATTTCGTCTTCTCAGCTGCATTGATGTAGATTCGTTTTGCCACCTCTTCCGAGCAGGAAATGAGTCCGTTCTTAATTAGATATATCAGTTTGCCGTAGCAGCAGTCTTTCAGTTTCATGTACTGGAGCGCATTGACACCGATAGGCGCCAGATAGCTCTCGTATGGTATTGCCTCAGGGATGTAATCATTGATATATCTGCCTCTGATTCCGTCGAATATAAGATGCGAATATCCTATATTATGTTTATTGGCGAACCATTTCATGCGGTTTGCATTGTCAACAGGCTTCGTAAACGGAGCGATGTCGATGTCGAAGATGTGCAATCCGTCCCAAGCCAGTTGCAGGAAGTTGTTCGTGCCGAAGTCCGCGAGGTCGGCAGTAATCCACTTGTCGCCGTTTCTCTGAGGGTCGTTCAGGAAGACATGTCTGGCCTCTTCCGATGTGATTATGCAATCTTCATCGTCTTTCGTAGACACGTTCCAGTTGCCGGATAGCAGCTTCTCTGACTCAGCGCCACCTGACATTGCGATAGTTCCGATGTAGTCAGGGTTGGCTTCGAGCATTTCTTTGTTCTCCGACATCTTACCCAGCAGGAAGGTGAACGATTTTATCATCGAGGGCCACTTGTCTCGGCCTTCCATGTATCCGTACACCTTATCCAATTTCCTGTCAATGTCAGTCTTGCATTGCAGATAGACCTCTTCTTTGCTCGAACCCCATACCACGTCTTTCACGGTGGCGCCCATCATGTAGAAGTATCTCACAACGCCGGACCTCTCAGGCATCACAAATCCTTCCTCGTCGATATACCAGTCAATGAAATCGCGAATCCAGCTTTCCCTCTCCGGGTTGGTGGTAGCGAGGCACCTGCCGGCGTACTTGGACTTACCACGGTTACGGGTGAGCAGGGTCTTGAATGCGTCCCAAGTGAATCCGGTCAGCTCGTCGAAATAAATCCAGTCATACTGACTACTTTTGAAACGACGCTGGATGGCATCAATACTCTGGTCGGCAAGGTGGGCAAAGTCTATCCATGCTCCGTTAGGGAATGTCAATCGAGGCATATCCGACATACGGAGAACGGCGCCTGAGCCATACAACTCTTTGCTGAATGTATCAATAACACCACCACCACGCTTCAAGTCGTCGATATTGTTCTTCACAACCAGACCTCTCCAGTTGGGGTCGAGACTCGGCTCGGCTGTTGCCAATGCAGCACCGAAAGTTTTGCCGGCGGCCAATACGCCACCGCCGAAACAAACATCTACATTTGTCCGGACAAACCCTTTTTGGAAACCGGGATGGGCGCGTATGATGGTAGTTTCTGCCATATTAAAATCGGTGCAAAAGTACGAACATTTTTCAAAATGACAAAAATTTTCTTCAAGCACAACTTTAAATATGGCGTTTTATTGCCCACAAAACCAACAAAATATAAAAATCCTCATAAATTTAATCGCGTTTTAGTCAACGAGTTAAAGTGTTACTTTAAGTAATTGTTGAAAAATATTTGGTTTGTATAGAAAAAAGTTATTATTTTTGCACCCGAAATACGTTCAAAAACTTAAAATTAAATTCACATGAAATTCACAAAAGAACAGGCTATTGAAGCACTCAAAGCCAAAGTCCCGGCCAAGGACAAAGAACTTGACTTGGAGAGGACGATTACCGAGGCAGTAGACAACTGCTTGGCATTCGTCGGGGAAGAAAGTGAAATGGAGTTGAATGATTTCGTTGAAAAAGCTTGGAAGTCAGTGAAGTCCTCTATTGGCTTGGCTCACAACGAAAACTCCAAAGTCGCACAGAAGCTCAAAGACCAGATTGCTGAGTTGCAGCGCAAAATCGACGGCAAGGAGCCTCCGAAGACTGACGACGACGACAAACCCATCAAGACTGACGACCCCACATTGAAAGCAATGTTGGAGAAGGTGTCTGCACTGGAACAGAAGTTGGCCGCCAAGGATGCCGAGGCAACTGTCGCAGAGAAGCGTCAGCATCTTATCGCAAAGATGAGCGAGAGCATCAAGGACAAGGACTGGATTGAAAGCTATCTCAAAGAGATTAGCATTACCGCCGAAACGGATGTCGATGCCAAGGCACAAGACTACGTTGAGTTCTACAACAAGACTCACACGAAAGGTGGTAAGGTCACGCCCAAGCCCGCTGGTGATGACGATGATGACAACTCCAATGTGAAGTCAACCGTGGCCGCCGCCGCCGCTCTCAGGAAACAGATGTCTGGTCGCAGAGGCCCGGTGGAATCAACCACAGAAAACAAGTAATACTAATTTAAATTCAAATCACAATGGCAGAAATCACTCCTAACGGACATTTTCGTGGCCTCGGTCTCATCCAGAAAAAGGGTGACATCGGCGGTGCCCGCAATGTCTTCGTCAATCTGGTGGGAAACCATGACGACTTGGTTTACCCGCAGTTCGGTGGTAAGGTGATGAATCCTCCCAGCGGTCGTGCAAAGATGTTTGCCGGCGACCTTCTGGAGTTCCGTCCCAAGACTGGCAGTGACAAGCTCGACCCGGAGATTTACATTCTCCGTACCTTCGAGGTTGCTGACGCTGTTGACAACGCCACCACGGTTTACATCAAACGTGACGAGTTCCGTCACAAACCCTTCGTAGGCGACGTCCTGATGGTTGCCCCCGCCGTCATCGGTGGTACTGGCAAAGCCGTCACCGTGACCGCTGTCACCGCGACCGCCGTCACCATCAGTGGTGTCTCGACTCCCGTCTGGCAGCTCACTATCAGTGCCGCTCTGACCATCACCAAGGGTGCCATCATGGTCGAGGCTGAGGAAGCTGGCGACAACAAGAAGATGCTCGTCAAAGCCATCAACGGTGTGTTCGACTGCGACACCGATTTCTTCGAGAAGGAGAACATCGACGACGTGGAAGTCACCCGCGACGCTGAGACCGGTGCTATCACCGCTGTCACCGATGCCGACTTCTACAAGGCCCGCTACCAGTACACCCCCGCTCTCGGTGGTCTGATGTGGATTCACAAGATGTCGCCGATGCCTCAGTGCGTCCTCGACCTCAACATGAGCAACATCCCCGGTTGGTATCACGTCAACTGGCAGCTCAACGGCAAGAAGGTTGCCATGTCCGACGACACCGCAGCTATCGAAGCCGCTGTTGATGGCGTTGTCAGCGACTACTTCAAGTCCGGCGCCAGCGACCCGACTACCGCTACCGAGGGTAAGGTAGGAACCACGTATATTAACACAACCGACGGCGGTATCTTCCGTTGTGTTGCCGTAGACAACTCCGGTGACACTCCGAGCTACACTTGGTCCGAAGTAACCGTCTCGTAAAAAAGAAAGGAGATTACCATGCACAAAAATCCTGATTTTTCCGAGTCTTCGTTCTTCCAAATCTGGAGTCCCGAAGGCCGTGTGGTTGTGAGCGAAATCCTCAACAACCCTGACCTCATCGAAATCAATAACTTCGCCGCTTGGCGTATGGACTTCGACATCGACCCCGAAATCACCGCCCACGACTCTAACGGCTTCGCCGTCGTTACTGCCATGATGCGTGAGGTCGAACACGGTGTCATGTCCGACATGCGTGCTCCTCTGGGCGACTCGATGCCCGTCGAGCAGGGTAACGCCAAGAGCTACACGGTGCCCATTGCCCACTTCACGACCCGTCACTTCCATGAGACCAAGGCCACGATGATGGACAAGAAGGCCCGCTACGAGGCTCTCCGCGACACCTACGGCGAGTACGACGCCCAGCTCATCGCCAGCTACGCTGACAAGGTGCAGGGCTTCATCGACGGCGCCAACATGACCCTGACCAACATGGGTGAGCAGCTGATGACCAACGGCTACGTCTTCTACGACAAGGGCGCTGGCATCCACGCCGGCATCCACAAGGCCGACATCCCCGCCAAGAACTTCCTCGGCGCTTGCGTGTACAAGATGTCCGGCAGCTCGGAAGTCCAGACCACTTGGGCTGACCTCGACTGCAAGTTCATCGAGTCCATGAACCGCCTCATCGAG